TATAGTACTAGATCATTTTTTCTATATGTAGTTAAAGTTTGCCATGCTCCTGTGTATTCTATGCCATTGTGAAAAACTTCCCAGGCAACATCTGCAGTGTCTTCAATTGTAAGAGTACCGCCCATATTACCATGATATCTACAATAATAGTATAGTGTATCAGGAGCGTCAAAAGGAACAGTAATTTGAATTTGTCTAGTTGTTGCAGAAGCAAACTGACTTACATATGTTGTAGAGTCTACTTCATCACCGTCAATAAGATATTTTACTCCGTTGTTGTAAATAGTTCCACCTTGTAGTGTTCCATCTTCAGTTTCACTAAAAAGCAATGGGTGTATCGTTCCGCCAAATTCTATATTACTAGAGTCACTTTGGTTTAATAGATATGTCTTACCTCTACCTAATGTTAAATTAGGTTGTTCTGTAAAGTTAATATAAAAAGCACCTACAGCACTTACACCTTCAACATCTTCTGCTACAGTTACATTCAAATCTTCAGGAGTTGTTACTAAATTGTCTTCTAAAAATACACCACTTACATGAGGCTCAATACATTTATATACAATACCGTTGTATTTTACTAAAGCACCGTTTGAATAATCAGTACTGGCTTGCCAGTTACTAGTAAATTTGATATGTTCAACATATATTGTCCAATCATCTTTGTTGTTTACAAAATTGCTACTTGTATGCTCATTTAAACACAACCACAGGCTACCATCTTTGGTAACAATATCGCCAACATTATAAAGTGTAGAAGTTGCCCATGTACCCACAAACTTTCTACCGTCTGTCATTATACGCCATTTAGGCTGTGGTAATGGAGGATTACTTCCAGGCAATACATAATTTAAATCTGTAGCAAAGTTTGTATCTGAAGTATGTCCTACAAGACACACATAACTTTTACCGCCAACGCTTACAATATCATCTCGACGATATGCAACAGCTGATGACCATTGACCTTTCCAAGTATACTTAAATCTTTCTAACTTAAACTCTGCCATTTATATTACCCCTTAGTAACCAGGTGTATTAGGTACAACCTGATCGTCTGCTCCTTCTCCGTATGATGTTGATGAGATTCCTGTTGGATATTCATATGCTTCTGAAATACGTTGAACAAAATGTCCAGTGTTAGGTTCAATGTAATACAACAAGGCTCTTCCGTCCCATTTTATTTGTTGGTATCTCAAGTTTTGATAAACGATTGCATGATCTTCGTCAAGACCGTCTAAGAAATCAATACCTTCTTCAAAATCTGGAAAGTTTTCTTCGCTTGGTCCAATTTCGTTAATTACAACACTATTTTCATCACCACTTGACAATTGGTCTGAAACAATCAAAAACAATTCACCGTCATCATTTCTACGCAATCCGTAAAAATATCTTTTGATAAAACCGCCTAAAACTTCTGAAGGACTTGTACCAATATAATATGTCATTACGTTATCTCCACATAGCTGACTATAACATCAACCGAATCATCTATACTTGACCTAACCAACAATCTGTTGCTTGGTGCTAAAACTAATTTTTCACCTGTTGATACTGCACGTAAACTTGTACCAGAAGGTAGAATCGTATCTTTTAGATAATATCCAGAAACACTTGTGTCATCTTCAACAATAACATCTACATATAAAAATTTATCTGTCAAATTTGTAAAACTTAAACCAAGGATTGTCACCCTAGTAGTAGGTAAGGTTTCGTAAATCAACACAGGTTTAGTTCCACAGTTTTTTATTACAGTATTTTTAAGTATCGTTGCCATTATCTTTATCCAAAAATCAAAACTTTCTCAATTGCTATTTCTTCCGCTTGTTGGAATGAAATACCACCGCTTGCACCAGCAACACTTACCCAGCTTGTTCCATCAAACAATTCAACACGTAAATCATCTGTGTTGAAACGTATCATACCTGTAACACCGGTTGGGCGTGTAACGTTACCACCTACAGGAAGAACAACACCATAAGTGCCGTCAATGTCTACATAACCATTACCTGTTGTACTTAAAGTAGTTACTGCACCCGGTGAAATATTGGTAATGTCGTTGTCTTTGAATCCAAAGTTTTCTAAAGCAACTTTACCTGTTCCTTGAGCTTGTAACTGCAAGTCTTGGTTAGTAGTTAATGTACTTATCACATTGCCGTCGATCTCAATGTCATCAACGGTTACTCTATTTGAATTAAATCTTGAAGCATCTATATCAGCAACAACAACCCCATTTATGTAAAATCTAATTATATTATCGTTAGTACCAGGTGTTAGTTCTGCTGTAATTTTTGTGTTTCCGTCTAAATCTTGAAGCCCATCTAATCTTATCCAATTAGATCCGTCATAACCTTCAAATCTTACTAATTCACTATTAAATCTAAGTTGTCCAGCTGTAGGTGTAGGTCTTTGCGATGTATCTCCTACAGGTAATTTTAATGCTCCGCTACTATCTATGTTAACAATACCAGTTCCTGGTGCTAGTGTCATATCTCCTGTGGTTGTAATAGTGCTATCACTAATTGAAAAGTTATCGATAACTATATTGCCAGTGCCGGCTGCTCTCAATTCTAAGTCCGAATTACTGTTTGTTGTAGTGATAAAGTTATCATCAATTAAAATGTCACCAGTCGTAAAATTATTTGCTTGAATAGTTCCAGCACTATTGATGTCATTTACTGTTAAAACTCCTGTTACTGTTACATTATTACCAACAGTCACGTTACCCGATACGCTTAAATCTTGTGACATTTGCACGTCATTATTTGGTATATTTACAACACCAGTTCCGTTTGCACGTAAAATTAAGTCTGTATCTACTGCTGTAGTTTCTACTACATTGTTGTCAATTAATATTGTGTTGTTTGTAAAACTATCAGCTGTAATGAGTCCTGTGCTTGTTATATCAACAGTAGTTGTTAAACCGTTTACTGTTACGTCATTGTTAACTGTTACATTGTTATTAGGAACAAGTATTTCTCCTGTGCCATTTGCTCGTAACTCTAAATCTGCATTTGAACTTGTTGTGGTAATATAGTTGTCGTCTATTAGTATCTCTTCAAACTGTGCTGCTGCACCAACAGTCATGTCTTGTGCAACTGCAACATCTCCAGTAACAGATGTATCACCTGTTTGATTAAAGTCTCCTACTAATGTAACTGTTCCTGTAATATTTGTATTTGCAAGTGTAGCAGTGCCATCAACAGTTAAATCTTGGTCAATTTGAACATTGTTGCTTGGTACAACAACATTACCTGTGCCATTTGCACGTAAATCTAAATCAGCATTTGAATCAGTAGTAGTAATATAGTTTTGAGTAATTTTAATTCCGTCAATATCTGCTTCATTAACAAATAAGTTACTCCAAATTTTAGACGCACTACCTAAACTATATGTAGAAGTTTGACTAGGTAATAAATCACTATCAATACCTGCAACAATTTGAATAGTATCTGTAGGATCATTACCTATTGTAATGTTACCGCCTATAGTTACATTACCTGTTACATCTAAATTACCTGTAATGTTTACATTGTTGTTTAAATTTATTACATCACTATCTGCATTAAAGTTTACATCTCCTGATAAACTTTCAATAGTGTTACCACTTATTCTTAAGTTTCCAGTGTCAATTCTTTCTCCGCTTACAAAAGTTGTGTCTCCGCCTGTTGTAAATGTTGCACCAGATGTTAGATCGATGTTTAGAGCACTTGCAACAAAACTTACTGCTCCAGTGTCTTGATCAATACTAAACAGTTCTCCAACTCTAAAATCTCCTAAGTGATCAACTGAGTTATATCTAATTTTTGCACTGTTAAGTTCGACAACTTCATTTTCTTGAATAACAGTTTCAGGATCGTTAGTAACTTCTTTACCATTGCCAATGTATGCAAGATTTTGCCCAATAGCATAAACAATAACACCCTCGCCATCGCCATATAATCCATAGTTGCCATACACTGAGGCACTACCAATCATACGTATTTCTGCACCAAAATCCTTTACATCTACATTTTCAATAGTAGTTGCACTTGCGCCGCTAGGAGCAGCCGAAATACTTTGAGGTGTTGTGTCAAATCCGAGTAAATTTGTGTTTTTTCCATCAACAACAATAATATCATTGTTTACACTTTCAGCTGTTACAGCAACAACTGTTGATGCATCTGTAGAAGTAAATGTAACTGTGTCACCTGCTTGGAATGTTCCTGTGATTCCACTTAATCTAATTCTAGTTTTACCATCATTATACTTTCCAGCTACACTATCATATGCATATATGCTTTTATCTGCAAAGTATGTAAACGAATTAAGCCATTCAATTCTAACACCGTTAGTAGCATTTATTGTATCAACACCTGGACATATAAATGTAGCAGAATGGAAAAGCATACTTGCTTCTCTTGAAGTTGAATTTACAACACTACCATCTGCAAGTACACCTTTACCAGCATCTCCTTGATTGAATCCTCTAGGGTCTTCAACTGTAGTAACAGATCCTGCTGTAATTACAGTAACGTTTCTTATGTAAGGAGAACGTGTAGTTACTATCATATTGTTTGCAAAACGAAATGCATAACCTGTGTTGCCTACACTATCGTAGAAAAAATCTTTTACAGTTAAATCTTCTACAGTGCTTTCGCCATTTAATAAAAATGCATCTTTGTTATTTGTTGCTACTGTCGGTGATATGTTTACGCTTCTAAGACTGTGTCCTTTAACAGTAACACCTACAGGTACTGTCATAGGAAATACTTCTTGATAATTTCCTGGATAAATGTGAATTGTGTCGCCACCGGTTGCAACACTCAATGCTTGCTGTATTGTAGCATACGGAGACTGCGGATGATCACCATCATTAGTATCGTCGCCGTTTTCTGCAACATAGTAAATGTTGCCTTGTTTTAATGTTAAATCTATTCCTGCAACTTCTAATGAAGAAGAATTTACTGCACCAAAGTTACCGTTTTGTACCCAAATGTCTGCCCATTGTTTTCCGCCAGTTAGGGGATCTGAACCTAAACTATATGTATTATTTGCATCAGGCACAATATCACTTGCTATTTCTGCATTAAGAACAATATTGTCTGTATCTGCATCGCCAAGTGTTATGTCGCCATCTGCTGTAATATTTCCTGTAGCATGTAAATTACCAGTAACATTCATGTTACTTAATATTTCTACAGTTCCAGTACCGTTTGGATTTAATTCTAAGTTTGCATTAGAGCTGTTAGTAGATATTACATTTCCTTCAATATCAATGCTATCTACACGTAATTTATTTTGATAAACAACGTTATCTAATGTACCAAGATTTAGAAAATTTTGATCGGTAGTTATTGTATTACCTTGAATGGTAATATCACCAATATCTGCTTGATTTGTAACTGTTAAATTTGTAGTGCGGGTAGTTCCGTTAACATCTAACTCGTATTGAGGAGAAGTTGTTTTTATACCAATTCGCTGGTTATTAACATCCAAATATAAGAGATCCGTCTCAAAAGCCAAATCAATCCCATTTCTAATGAGATTAGACTTTAAGAGTGGACCCGATATGCGACCAACTGCCATCTCTACTCCTTAATACGGGGATCCTGTCCCACCAACCACTTTTACATCCGCTTTTACGGCTCTTTGCGGGTTGAACCACAGTTTGTTCTGCTACGGTTTGGCCTACCTTTTGTAGCATTAATATTATTTATCCGATTATGTAAATAGGGGTTGATTAGCCGTATATAAGTGTTTGTATTAGGCTTATATCTTCCATTTCTAAGTCACTAACATTGTCAAATTCACCAGCTGACGTTTGCCACTTATCTCCAATCCAAGTTTCCATTTCATTGGTAACTGTATTGACTCTAGTTTGTCCTGTTACTGGACTTCCGGGTCTATCGCCATCATTTCCGACAGGAATTTTAATAGCGCCGTCGCCTGCAAACTGCCAATATCCATTGTTTATACTAGATAAAACCAAAGGTTCATCTACCTTTATATTACGAATACTATCTCCAGAAATTTCTATGTTATCTATTTTTACAGCACCTGTGCCATCTGGTCTTAGTTCAAGGTTACTGTTTGTAACGTTTGTACCAATAGTAAGTCCGTCTATAAAAATATCATCGACTTGCAATCCGTGTATATTGATACCATCCGAATCAAATGATCCAATTTGTGATCCTGCAACTGCGAATAACAGTGTATCATTAGTGGGATGAGCCGTAACACTAGTTTGTCTATCATCACTATATACACCATTGAATGTAACTACTCCTCCACCGTCATAGCTTTCAAAAACATTATCAGTTGAATTAAATCTCAATTGAGCTTGTGATAAAGATACTGTTGGTCCATCAGGTAATTCAATAGCAGCTGTGCTAGTAATTGAAAGTACATCATTTGCAGAAAGTGTTATATTAGTAGGAGTGCTATCTGGTGTTGCTTCACTTCCTATTGTATTTTGATTAAATTCTAATGTTTCTAAATAAATGCTTCCTGTACCTGCACCACGTAATTCTAAATTACTGTTTGAATTTGTGGTTGTAATAACATTGTCAAATATTTGTATATCTGTAGAACTTGTCATATTTTCCATTGCAAAACTATTATTAATATTGATATTTTGCGCAGATACACTATCAGTGTTTAAATTAGTTGTAGACAAATTTTGTGTAACATTTAAATCTTGTGTAATAGATACATCTGTATTTTCAATTATTACATCACCAGTTGCTCTAAAATCTAAATCAGCATTGGAAATAAATGTTTCTAAAATATTTGATTGTGTTTGTATAGTTGAATTATTGTAATTTACTGCTTCAACTGTTGTTGACACATTCCAATCGCTTGAATAAGTTGTTCCTTGAACATCTAAGTTATTTGTTATTCTAAGATCTGCTTCAGGTAATAAAATTGTTCCAGTGCCATTTGCTCTTAATTCAAGATTGGCATTTGAACTAGTAGTGGTAATGTAATTGTCATCTATTTTTATTTCTTCAAATTGAATAGATTGATTGACTGTTAAGTTTTGTGTTATGTCTAAATTTGTGGTAGAAAAATTGCTGTTTAGTGCAATAGGTCCTGCTGTTACAAGATCATTTGTAGTTAAATTATTAAGTGTTGTCAAACCATTAACAGTAAGATTGTTAGTAATATTTAAATTTTCATCTTCAAGATATATATTACCTGTACCGCTTGCACGTAATTCTAAATCAGCGTTTGAATCATTTGTAGTAATAACATTGTCAAACATTCTAACAGTATCAAAATTAGCTTCGCTCAGATAAATGTTTTTCCAAATTTTTGTTGCACTACCAAGATCATATTTCAGTGTAGTGTGTGGTACTATGTTTTGATCAAAGTCAACATTAAAATCTACTGTGTCTGTGACTTGATCACCTACATAATTTAGGCTTCCGTCAAATGTTAAATCACCAGTTATATCAACATCTTTTTTCATATTAGTGCTAGATGTTAAATTGATATTACCTGATATACTGTCTATTTCTATATTGCCGGATAAACTTGTTATATCATTATCTCTAAAACGTAAATTACCTGTTTCAACTCTAGTTCCGTCAATATAAGTTGTTTGGCCGCCAGTTGTAACAGTCATTCCATTAAATAAATCAATATCTGCTTCTGTAACAACTAAACTTACTTCCCCGCTTTCTTGATCAACAAAGAAATTATCACCTACTCTGAAATTACCTAAATGGTCAATAGAATTAAAATATATTCTACCCGAATTTAATTCAGTAACTTCTTGTGATTGTATAACTCTACTCGGATCATTATCTACATATTTTCCTACACCGTTGTATGCAAAGTTGTGTTGTATCAAATACATCAATGTGTCGTTACCGTCTGCATAAGCGCCGTAGTTTCCGTAAACATTAGCAGATCCTATACTTCTTACTTCTGCACCATATTTAATAGTACTGCCGTCTGTACTTAAATGTCCTGTTGCTCCATTAACAGCATATAATCCTTTGTCTGCAAAATACGTAAATGAATTTAACCATTCTACTCTTACACCATTTGTCATTGTAATAGCATCAACGCCAGGAGTTATAAATGTACAACTGTGGAAAAGCATACTTGCTTCTTGACTTGCACTGTTTACATCAGCGCCGTCTATCAATGCTCCTTTGCCAGCATCTCCGCTTGCAAAGCCTCTTGGATCGTCTGCTGTTGTAGTAGTTCCTTGAGTTATTACTGTAACATTTTGAATATAAGGTGAGCGTGTGGTAACAACAGTGTTTGGAGCAAATCTAAATGCGTAACCTGTGTCTCCTACACTATTATAATAAAAGTCTTTTATGGTTAAATTTTGAACTGTACTTTCACCATTCAAATGAAATATATCTTCACTTTGATCTGCACTAGCAGGACGAATAATTGTATTACGCATGTCTTCGCCTCGCACAGTAACATTACTAGGAACAACTAAAGGTAATTCTTCTTCATAGCCTCCTGGCATTACATGAATCGTAACCGGTCCTTGAATACTAGCATCTGCTACACTTAATGCATGTCTTAGTGTTTTAAATGGTCCGTTAGGATGATCACCTACATTAGTATCATCACCATTTTGTGCTACCCAAAATATATTACCCTGTCTTGTAGCATGGAATGTGCTTCCAACACTAACACTACCTGTGGTAACTGCTCCACCATTTAATAAGTTTGAATATAAATTTTGCCATTGCTTAGTAGGAGAACCTAGTCTATATGTTAAGTTTGCATCAGGAATAACATCACTAGCAATTTCTGCACCAAGCACAATGTCGTCTGTGTCGGCATCGCCAAAAGTCAAACTTCCGTCTGCTGTAATATTTCCTGTAGCATGTACATTACCCGACACATTTGTGTTGGCAAATACTTCTACTGTGCCAGTTCCATTAGCGGATAAGTCTATGTTTGAATTTGTATTATAAGATGAAATTGTGTTATCGTTTATTTGTAATTCTGTATTGCGCAATGTAGATAAATTAATAACTCTATTTGCATTTAAAAATATATCACCAGATGTAATATCTATGTTGTTGTTCGCTATATTGAAATTAGCAGAATTACTAGTTGTTGCAATTAGATCTGTTGTACGTGTGTTATCATCTATATTAAGTTCTGTTAGAGGTGCATTTCTATTAACACCAATTTTACCAGTATTAACATCTAAGTATAATAATTGTGTTGTTACAAGATCATTACGAAAGGCGAGATCTATCCCGTTTCTTTCAAGGTTTGCTGTTAATAATGGTCCAGATATTCTACCTACTTGTGCCAATTTTTACTCTCCTGACACAGTATTTATTGCTTTATTTGTCGAAGTTGTGTAGTACTGTTACAGGTTTTGCTAAGTCTGGTGCAGATGAAAAATTTAAATAGTAACCTGTAGGTCTTGCAAGTCCTGTAGGATCAGCAGTTCCAGCACTAGCTGCTGTAAAGACTGTTCCTGGGTTATTATCTGCGGCTCCATGTTCTGATACAAAGTCTGTAGAACCAGTTGCAGTAATAATATATTCAGTTGATGTTACAAAATTTCCTGATTCAACTTCTTGTCCCGTGCCTGTTGAACTTGGATTTTGTACTAGTGTATAGTTTGTTGTTGCAATTTGAAAAACGTTTTCTACAAATACCAAAACATTTTGAGCAGCCGCAGGAGCAGGATAATCTGTATCACCGCTGTCTAACGGACCAAACAATGTTATAGTTGCATCACCGTTACCTAAATTTTGTTGTGTTATTCCCGGATCTTGATTTGGTTCTTTAAATCTTAATTCTCTCCATGATCCATTTTGATATACTTCAAACTGGTCATCGTCTGTGTTATATCTTAAATGACCATTAACCGGAGTTGAAGGTCGTTGAGCTTCTGTGCCTTTTGGCACAAGCATAACATTTGTAGTATCTAAAATTACCTGATCGTCAATATCGTATTTTACACCTTTACCATAGATGTTTCTCAGGTTAGTGTTTTGTGCTTTTATAAGGCGCATTATACCTCCAAGTAACTCACTGTTGCAGATAAATCTGTTAATCCGCCGCCAATGTCTGGACTTGCAACAAAACTTACTTTATCTCCAGGACCAAGAACAACTTTTTCACTGTCAAATGTAAAAGTTTCTCCTGCAGGAAGTGTTAATCCGTTTATAACTCTAGTAACTGCATTGTCTAATGGATCACCAGATGGTATAAAATGTAAATCAAAACTTGCATCATCTGACGCATCGTTATTACAAACCATTATTGTTGTAATAGCATATCTATCGCCAGCTGGTACAGTTAGTATGTCTTGCTGTGTTGTTTGTAGTTGTGCATTTACTATTGCCATTTGTTTTCCTTAAAATAACATGCTGTACAACAGCGATCTGTTATTACTTATTATTTCGTCATTTGTATTATTACTATTTACAAAAAATAGTCCTGTACCACCAGTGTCTTCGGTATTTACATATAATTTTAATCTATCTGGTGCTGACGTCGGTGTTCCTGTTGTATTTTCAATGCTAAACAAATCTCTTGCAACAATTTCTCCTGCGCCTGTACCTTCTAAGAACAAATTATTAGAACTGTCTGTTGGTCGAATAGTTGTTCCGTCAAACTGTAAGTCACCAATTTCGATAGTATCTGTTTTAATACTTACTCTTACAACATTGTCTACGCCTATTTCTACTACACTGTTTGATCCTGTAACTTCAAAATCTTTTGTTTCAACAAACGTTTTAGTTGTAGTTCCTTCTTCAATTCTATCTTGGAACACACTACCTAATGAAAAAGCAACATAATCTACAACTGCTTTTGCATTTGGAATATTATCGTTATCAATAGGTCCGCCAGTAATTACGCCTCCAGCATACGGAAACACACCTTCTTCATAGTTAGTTGTATTAGTTACACTTAAAACTCCGCTTCCTATATCAAAGAAAAAATTAGTTCCTGTTCCAACTACGCCAGGAATTTTAATTGGCGAATAATCACTTCCTAAACCGGTTATTGAAGTCCAAGCACCATTACCTGAATCGCCTCCCATGTCCCAATTTATTTGATCGTCCCAAATCCATCTTCCTACGCCTTTGGATCCTCTATCAACTTCTATTCCAGCTTGGTAATTGTTACTTGCACTAATACCTGCACCTAGCTCACCATCATTTAATGTAAGAATATTATCTGCAATAGTAGTATTAACAGATTCAACAGTTGTTGTTGTACCTTTAACTTCAAGATTACCGGTTACAATAGTTGTACCAGTTTCAACACCAGTATCTAATGTAATAGTTCCACCGTCTTGTACAGCAACTCTGTAATTTCCGTTTTCAACTTTTAATACTTTTGACATTTATAAAATTCCTAAAGTATGGGGGACTATGCCCCCATAAATTAAATTGCTGTGAGCAAAATGTAGTCGTTTGTAGAGTCGTTTTCTATTGCCCACGTGTACTTGTTTCCTGAAAAGTCAGTTGCAACACGCTTTGTAATTTTTGCAATATTTACTTCTGTACCAGAGTTTGAATCAACATAACCAAACATTCTCATTTCACCATCTGCACTTGGTGCACCGTCTTTTAAAACTGCTGTTGTGGTGTTTGTTGAATCTTTTAGATTAGTTGTATCTAAGTTTGCTTCTTGTGCAACAACAAAAGTTTTTGCACCACGTTGTTTTACAATACCACCGTCGGTTCTTAACTGAGTATCGTAAAACTCTACTCTTATACCAGTGTTGCTTGTTGCTTCACCAATTACATCAACGCCATTTACGTCTTTTGCTAAAGGTCTTCCCATTTTTTTTCTCCTATATAAGTAGTCCAATCCGGGTTCTATCCGGTACGCAGTTGGTATCTGCATAAGTCCGCCTCGCGGCACACTATCTGACATATGTATTTATCAATGTATGCAGAATAGACAAAAAAGTCATAAAAAAAGGGCGACATAAATGCCGCCCTTTCTAGTTTTATAATTGCTAATCTTAGCTGAAGCTTAGGTTTGCAGCTGTTACTTCTACTTTTTCTAAGTAGTCAGCAGCATTACCAAGCGATGAAGCTGTGTTTGAAAGCTCAACATAACCGTAACGAGTCATAAAGCTCACTACTGGTTCAAATGTTGATGGATCCAATACAACGCCACTGCTCATTAACGGAATGTATGGGCAGTAGAACGCTGCAGCGTCTGATTCGCTTGAACCTTTGTAACCAACTAGTACATCATCGTCAGCAGCATATGTGTTGACGTAGATCTTCATAGCGTTGTTTAAAGTACCAACCATCTTAGTGTTAGTTGGTGCTTCGAAAGAACCTTCTGTAGTTCTTGCAAACGCTGAAGTTGTAGCTGATTGTAGTACAGTTAAGATTGCAGGAGATACAACAGCCCAGTTACCTGCGCCTCTTCTTGTTCTCTGTGCAATTCTGTTTGCCGCTCTGTTGATTAGAACTGCTAATGCAGCATGTTCGTCACCAACAAATGTAGCTGTACCTGAAACAGCAGCCTGATCAAATGTATCAGTTCCTGTTCCTGCTAGAGTTGATAAAGATCCTAGAACCTCTTGGTCAATTTCAGCAGTAATTTCTTGTGCTAAAGCAGCCATAATTTCTGCTTCAACGTCGATACCATGCTGTGACTGAGCGTCCTGAGCAGATTCAAAAGTCCAGCGAGCTGATAGCTTTCTGGTTTTTGCTTCTACTGTTTGCTTCAAGATCTGAATTGATAGTCTGTTTCCAGCACTACCTTCAAGTGATGCAGTCGCTGCTGGAGCGTTTGTACCGTCACCTGAATAAGATTCAGCAATCTTGAATGGGCTAAGAGCTTCTTCACCAGCTACTGCTCCGCTTGCGCCTGAGCCTACTGTATCTGAGTAGCGTACTCTTAGTGTGTGGATTTGACCCACTGGTCCAGTCATAGGCTGAACACCAACTAGTTCATTTGCAATCACTGTTGGCATTACACGTCTGATGACGGGTAAAATAACTCTGTTAAGAGTTGCAACATTACCGGCAGAAGTTGCACCAGCTGTAGCAGTCTCTGCCAAATACGAGCGTGTATTTTCTAGAGTGGTTGCCATCACCTGTTTCTTTGTGCCTTGAAGGCCTTCAAGAAGTGCAGTTTTTGTATCCTGCCAGCGACTTTCTAATAGTTCTGACATTTGGTTTCTCCTTAATTTAATCCAGCAAGTCTACGTAATTCAATTACGTTGTTATCACTTGCTTTGTCACTAACGTTAGTTTCTTCTCTATTGCCTGTTACTTCTTTGCCTTCTGTTAATTGTGCCTTCTTAGCTGGAGTTTTACCGTCTATTACTGCCGGTAGGTATTTGTCAAACGCCGATTGCAACTTAGGTGTTTGAACACTTTCCAGTAAATCTATCATGATGTCTTTTTGGCCTTTGTTTAAAGGTGCAATCAAGTCATCAATTTTTTGTTTTCTTTGAGCCGCTTCGTTAACCGCTTTAATTTCAGCTTCTTTGCTTTCAATTAATTTAGCTTTCTCAGCTGCTTTAACTTTTGCTTCTGCTAATTGCTTGTCTTTAAGCTCAACAACTTTCAGTAACTTAGCAGTTTCTGATTTTTCATTGAGATAAGAACCAGCATATTCAGATGCAAATGCTTCAAACAACTTGCGACCAAAGTCATTTTTACGTGCTACTTCGATGTCTTCTTTTAGCTGACTAATTTCTCTGTTAAGAACTTTGTCAGTAATTTTAGCCACCTTGTCAGCACTCTTTTCAACAAACTGAGTTTTCAACTTGTTGAAGTGTGATTTAGCTTCACGTACTAAACGTACTTTAGTTTCAGCTAGATCTTTTTTGTCTTCGTTGAATTCTGCAATTTCTTTTGCAAGTGATTCTACGACGAAATCTTCAAGCATTTTAAACTTGGATGCCATTGATTTTTGGTCTTCATGTAACTCGCCAACTTCTTTAGATAGTTGATCAACCACAAAAGTTTTTAGTAGACCTGCGTTTTCACGCATTGCTACTGCATATTTTGCTTTTGCTTCTGCTAATTGCTTACGATCCTCTGCAAATTCTTCAATTTCTGAAGCAAGACGCTCACTAATCATAGAGTCGATTGCCTCTACCATTGTGTGCTTATCATGCTCATACTTTTGAGCGAACTCTTCACGTAGTTCAGCTGTTACCTGTTGACGGTTTTCTTTGACCTTTTTGTTCCAAGCCTCTTCGATTTCGTGGCGCACTTCTTCGGAAACTACATCATTTTCGAATAAAGTTTTTAGTGCATCCAACATATTTTTCTCCTTTTACTGGAGTCGGTTGATGATATTCACCAACGATTCCCTTAGATACTTCTGTGCCTTTGAGTCTTCTTTAGTTGCCTGTGCTAGTTCGTAAGCCTTGTAGCCACCTCTGGCATTCATCAAGTGTTCGTAGATTGGCGTTGGATACGCCCCTGGAGCACTTGGTTGTGCAACAACGTCAACAGTTATGATTTCAAAATCACTGACTTCGCCGCTACCATCTTCTTTAACGTTACCAGAACCTCTTGACGAGACTCCTAGTTTAACTCCGCTTTCCAGCATTGTTTTAACTAGTTGTCCCATCGGTGTTGGTAAAATTTTCATTTTTCCATAACCATTTGGACCATCCATCCACATTTCGGTAATCATGTGACTGACTCTGTCCAGGTTAATATTAAGACCTTCTGGATGATCAACTTCACCAAGAACACTATATCCTCCGCTTACCTGATCATTGAGAGTTTTGACAGCCCTGCCAATTTCATTTACAGGATATACACGCTGGTTTGCATTACGCACACCACCTTGTATGCAAATACCCTTCATAAAAAGGTCTTTGCCCTCATTGGCATTCTCAACCACCATTTGTGCTTGGTCGAATGTCAGGTGCTCTCTTAAGTAGTTGCCCATCATCAAGTCCTTAGCTTCCGATCATTGATTTTTTATCGGGAGCCGCATCGCCTGCGCCTTTTTTCTCAGCGCCGTGGCCTTTTGGCATAGACTTCATTGACTTACTTGCTTTACCACCAGGAACATTTACATTACCTGCATTATCTTCCTTTGTTGTTGGTGCTGCAAGACCGCCTGTTGTGCCGCCGTTTCCGCCGTCACCGCCTTGTACCAAGTTACTTGCAGTGCCGCCCATGTCGTTTTTACCAGCTACGATTGACTTAGTGTTTGCACCGTTGTCGCCCATTTTTGGTGTTACTTTTTCAACATATTCGCGCATCTGCTCTGCTGCAGACTTAGGAGTAGATGATTCGTCAGTGTCTTCGTCATCTGCTTCGTCTACTTCTTCGTCTGAACCTTCGTATGCTACAGACTCTTCTTCAGGTGCTTCTTCGCCTTCATCGTCTGCGTCCATATCCATATCCATTTCACCTTCTTCGCCTTCGTCATCTCCACCTTCTTTGTCTTGCATTAGGTCTTCAAACTCTGCTTTAAGGTCTTCAAGTTCTGCTTCAAGATCTTTAATATCACCCTGTGTTGCAGGTGCATCATCATCTTCGCCGTCGCCCATGTCATCCATGTCGCCGCCCATGTCTAGTTCCATGTCGTCGCTTGCATCGCCGCCCATCATAGCGTCCATGCCGCCCATGTCGTCTCCGCCTTCAACTTCAAACTCGTCTAGATCAAAATCTTCGTTTGTTTTATCTGTGTCTTTGTTTGCATCTGCATCAGCTACTTTATCTTCGCCGTCTTTTGGCATTTTTTTCTTGTCTTTTGATGCTTCGTTAGTTTCTTCATCATCTTCTTTTGCTTTTTCGTCGATGTCTTCGTCTTTAGAAGCTTCGTCTACTTCTTTGTCTTCTACATCATCAGCAAGAAGATTTTCGTAGATGTCTCTTGACTTTTCTACTACAATTTCGTGGAATAATTCTTCCGCTTTTTCGCGGTCGTTGTTTACAAGATGCTCTAGCATCTCTTCAAATTTAGCTTTGTCTGCCATTTTTTTCTCCTATAAATGTTTTACCTATGGTAAGGCTGTCATTAGTATTTACATTTTCGGGAGAAATATGCGTAGAAATAGGCTCAAAACGAGCCATTTTTGCAATTTGCTAGGAAAGAGAGAAGAATTTTTGAAAATCTTCCACATGCCAAGTACTAAAATTGCTAAATTTATTTAGTTCCTCTGGCTTGTAATTATCTGGTGCTATAACTCTAATATAATTAGTATTTGCATTTTCTTTCACAACAGATGCAGTTTGTCTAAGCCAATTGCCAAAAAAAGTTGCACTGTCATGACTGTTTTTATAGTTACCGGTATTTGCATAGATATTGTTAAACTTGTATCCTGTTTTACTACCGTTGCTTAAACCTTTATAGTCAAACCCTAAAATAAAAATTTTATCATATTGATGCTGTGATGCTAACCAAAGAGCTGTAGGACCACTTGACCAGCCTTTAGATGGTTGAAAAAAGTTAAATCCTTGCATTCTATCATATGCTCTGTTAGGATTTGTCCATACTTGGTTATTTTTTTGATAACCCGATTTGTTAATTTCCAGTATCATTTTAACATCAACAGCAACTAAAAAGTCGGGTTGAAAATGTCTGTACACAGCATTACAAGCATAAACAGTGCCGTGTTGTTTTAATTCATCTAGTACAATTGGTTTTCTACTTACGCCATTACCTAAAACAAAAGCAATTTTATTTTTACTGCTTCTAATGTTTGCGTCAGTAATGTTTTTAGGATTAGTTGTGCGTATAGGTTGGTTACTTTGGCGAGATAATTCTTTTTCAAGACGGCGTTGTTCTTTAATTTTACGCCATTCTTGTTTTGTATACTTAGTTTTATCTATTTTTGCCAATTATCATACTCCGGCCGCTGCTGCTTGTCCTGCTATACCATACATTTGACGGACAAAATCTAGTTCTTTGGCCTTTTCTTCTGTATGAAGTTCACTTGCTTTGCGAGCACGATTAATTTGACGTAGCGTCAATCGTGTTTTCCGGGTATCATCTAGGTCTACTTTTGACTGATCATACTGAGGCTCGTACCTATTATCTTCAACAGGTTCGATAGTTTCTTTATCGTAATAAAAAAGTTCTCTCAGTATCATACTATTATTTACCTTATGTAGCTGGTTCGCCGCCTGGAGGGGCTTCTGCGGCCGCAGCATCACCTGCTGCTGATTCAGGTGGAGCACCTTCTCCGCCGTCTTCTCCGCCTTCTAGATCTACTTGATCTTCTGCGCCATCTATGTCTGCACTAATGCCTGCACTGCTTATACCAGCGCCTCTCATTTCGGCACTTGCATCACCTGGAGGCGGTGTTAGAGTTTCGTCATTCTCTTCTTTCCATAGACGTTCATTTTCTGCAATATCTTCTGCGCTTAATCCTAGGAATCTCTGTAGTGCAAATCTATTTGAAATAAACGGAATTGCTTGCACCTGTGCAAATGTACCAATTCTTTGGTTATCTAATTCTGTTTGTCTATAAGCCGCAAAGTTTTGAGGTGGATTAAATTTTATATCAAACATTGCCGTGTCAATGTTTACACCTTTTTCAAGTAAAAATCTCTTAAACTCTTGGTCAAATTCTTCTACAAGTAGATTTTGTAGTCGTTCGCAATATGTATTAAATCTTAATTCTTGTATAAATGCTGTGCCGACTCTGCCGTCGTTGTAACTTGCTTGGCTATCGTCTGCGCCAGTAGGTAAGTATGAACTTGGTATACGTAAGCCACGAACGAGCTTATTAGTAAAGTAGCGTAAATCATCAATTTCTCCTAGATTAGTACCGCCAGGTAGTGTTTCAACTTTTGATCCACGTCCTTCTGCTGTTTGTGGGAAAAAGTAATCTTCGTTAGTAGACAATGGATTGTATGCACTGTCAATTACGTTTGTGCCACCGCCTGTTTTTGAAGGAATGCGTCTTTGGTGTATTTCTGTTTTTACACGCTCAACAAATTGCATAGCAAGGTGACTTGGCATATTACCTACGTCTACATAAAACACTCTACGTTCAGGTGCTCTTTGCACACGATAGATAATAATTGCATCTTCTAATAATTCTTTTTGTTTGTATACTTTAAATATTGATTCTAATAGTGAATTACCAAAAGGATAATTGTTGTCAAGTCCTTCTGATAAACTCAAATGAAACATGTGTTCTGCATTTACAGCAACTTCGCCATCTTCAATTGTAAATCTTGATCCTGGTTGATTAGGATAGTTACCAACCATTCCTCTGACACCACCTTCGTAATAGCCGCTGCCGCCGCCAGTGATGTTACCGTTTGTTTGATGTGGTTTAGTTGCAATTAAATCTCTAAAATTAAACTGTACATCTTTTACAATATATTGTTCAGGAGTTTTGCCTTCTGATTCATTTACAATTATTCTATTAACTTTTGCAGGATCAACATGATATAATTTTTTAGTTTCAGGATCTCTTAGAAAAAATCCATCTCCGTATTTGAAAACGTTACGGAATATACGGAACATTCTGTTTTCAAAGTTGTTGATTTTATACCATTGCTTAAGATACTGTGAAAGAATTTGTACTTCTGAGTTTGTAGCACCTTTATAAAATTTAAAATCAAAGTGTGTATCGTTACGTTTGTTTTTCTGTGTGCAAAATTCTGCAAGGATATCAAGAGCCGCATTGACTTCTGAATCTAAATCCATTGTGTTGTATTGGCCGTAACGCTCAACACGATTAGGTGTACCTACATACACATCTGGTAAAAAGCTAGAATAATTAGATCTAGCTGGTCCTGGTCTTGATGCAGCACTTGCACCATTTATAGGACTAAAATTACCTGTAGTATCTTTTCCTGTAGGGACTGGTGTAAAATATTTTTTCCAACTCATTATACGTTAAATCCTGACATTACATTACCTGACATCCCTTTTAAACCTTTGAGCTGTCTTCTTGCTATTTCTTGTGCTTGCATATTTATACTTACTAATTGTAGCATACTTTGGTTCAGGTTGTCAAGTTTTTCTGCAAGAGTTCCGCCAGAATTGGATCCTGCGCTCTGCATACCACTTGCTGCACCGTTTTCTAGGGCACTAAATGCCTGTGCTTCAGCATTATTCAACACTCTTTCGCCTTTGTGTATCAAACTAAGCATGTCATTTGGCACTATTCCATTACCGCCAAGAGTTGCTCTAGTTCCTGCAGCGTTACTTGCAACATTGTTGGCAATAAGTTTATCAACTACCATAGTGTCGATACTTGCCCCTCTTGCGTTAGGATCAATACTACCACCCTGTGGTTGGCTTTCAAAATTTTGTTCAGCTAAATCAACCACATCATCTTGGAATCGTCTTTCTACAGTAGCAATGCCTTGACGAATAAATGCCTGAAGTGCCTGTTCCATATCAGCTGGCATACTTTGCAGCATATCATTTAGATATTGTGTAGGATCGTCTTGTTCGTTAAGGGCAGCGTTAAATTTATTTGCAAAGTCTGGATCAACAGATGTAATTGCAGCAGCTAAAGATTTAAATCTACTAATTTGTTCTTTCATAGCAGCATCGCCGGTATCAAAAATAGTATTAAGTTTACTATCTAAATCAGTAAGGCCCGCACTTTGCTCAGTTGTTAGTTCAGGTCTATCGCCTAAACCTAATGCATCATTAATCAAATTACCAGCGCCTTCTAACATGCTGTCAAGTCTTGCGTCTATAGCAGATCTATCTATTTCTCCAATAGCGTCTGCTAAAGGTCGTAGGCCAGCACCATCGTTTAATGCTTTTATAAAGTTAGTTAGTG